ACTGCCGCACCAAAAGACTTACTGGCTCGACGAAAGGCACCACATAGCCTGGCAATTAAACGAGAACAGCTAGAGAAAAGGAAACAGCGTGGCGCTAACAAACTGCTATTGCACACTGTCTGACCTGAAGACTTCGCTTGCAATCGAGGACATTCAGGACGACACTGGACTTGAAGCTGCGATTTTGACTGCTAGTCGCATGGTCGATGATTACACAGGCCGATTCTTTTACAGAGACGGCACAAACGCTGCCCCTGTAACTCGCTATTACACAGCGCAAGACTGGTGGACTTGCAACCTAGACGATTTTGTGTCACTCACTCAAATAGCGACTGACGACAACTTCGACCAAACCTACAGCACTGTGTGGGCAGCTTCAGACTATATGACTGAGCCAATCAACAACCCACGCCGAGGCTGGCCAATGAACCGCCTTCTTGCAATCGGCGCTTATATCTTTCCTTACAACTTGCCGCAATCTGTTAGAGTGCAGGGCGTTTGGGGCTGGACTTCAGTTCCAGCTGAAATCGCTATGGCAACCAAGATTCAAGCATCTCGTCTTTTCATTCGTCGCCAATCTCCATTTGGTATTGCGGGCACACCTGAACTCGGCACCGTTCGGCTTACCTCTCGGCTCGACCCAGATGTTGAGGCCTTGATTCGCCCATTCAGAAAGATGAGCGGCCTGGTCGCATGATTCCAAGCGAAATACGAGAAGGCCTAAAAAAGAACCTCAGCAACATTGACGGGCTTCGGTGTTACGACCAAGTGCCCGATGTCATCGTTCCACCTTGCGCAATCGTCGGGCAGCTTGATTTCACTTTTGATTTGAACAACGCCCGTGGTCTCGACCAGTCCAATCTTGATGTGTTTGTTATCGTCCAACGCTTTTCGGAGCGCACGGGGCAGGACAAGCTAGACAAATATCTAGCTGGTTCAGGTAACTACTCAATCAAGGCGGCCATCGAGTCAGACCGAACTTTGGGCGGTGCTTGCAACACGTTGCGAGTTACTTCAGCAGAGTCAGGTACTTTCCAAATGGGCGATATCGACTACCTGTCCTATCGTTATCGAATCACTGTATGGGGTCAAGGAGACTAACCATGAACTACACCATCGCCTCGGATACACTCGAGGTCGGCAACAAGAAAAAAGGCGACCAAGTCGCAGACAAAGAATTGCTCGAAGCTGGATGTAACATCGCTGCGCTTGTTAGCGGTGGGCATCTTTCTAGCAATAGCCCAACTAAGCCACAAGCAGAAGGAGCCGCAGAATAATGGCCCGATTAGTCCTAACAAACGCGTACATCACAATCAACTCAGTCAATCTGAGCGACCACATCGCTAGCGTCACACTAACCACAAATGACGACGTAGTTGAGACAACTGCTTTCGGCTCAACAGCACGCACCCGCATTGGTGGCCTTGGCGACAACTCAGTAGCACTTGAGTTCCACCAAGACTATGCAACAAGCAACGTGGAAGCAACGATTTATCCGCTGCTTGGCAACACCACTGCTGTGGTCATCAAGCCAAACGGCTCAACGACTGCGGCTGACAACCCATCTTACAGCTTCACAGCTTTGGTTTCCGAATGGACCCCGCTTAATGGCGCTGTCGGAGAACTTGCAACTGCGAGCGTGACTTGGCCAATCAGCGGTGAAGTAACAAAGGCGGTCATCTAATGGCACGCATTGTTCTAACCAACGTTGCCGTCACCTTCGGCACTACAGACATTTCAAGCTACGTCACCTCGGTGACACTCGGCTCAACTTACGACGTGGTTGAGACAACTGCTTTTGGCAACACAGCCCGCACAAGAGTGGCTGGTCTTGCTGACAACAGCGTGTCTTTTGAGTTCAACCAAGACTACGCCGCGAGTGCTTTAGAAGCAACGATTTATCCAACGCTGGGCACAGCGGTCTCAATCACTGTTCGCCCAGTTGCTGGCAGCTCACCTGCTTACAGTTTCAGCGCATTGGTTTCTGAATGGACTCCGCTCAATGGAGCCGTCGGAGAGCTTGCAACCGCTTCGGTCACCTGGCCGATTAGCGGCGTTATTACAAAGTCATAACCTAACAAGGGGGAAACAAATGGACGGCTTATCAATCAAGGTCAAAACATCAGACGGCGTCGAGGCTTCGTACAAGTTGACGCCTCGGGTCATCGTGGCTTTCGAGCAACAGTACGGCAAGGGAATGCCGAAGCTGCTTGGCGAGGAGCAAAAAATCGAACACGTGTTTTGGCTGGCTTGGAAGTCAATGCAAGTCAATGGCGTGATAGTGAAGCCGTGGGGACCCGAGTTCCTAGACACCATCATATCGGCCGAACTGGACTCTGACGCGTCTTTCGAATCCACCGAGATAGCCTAACGTATACAATCGCCGCTATCTCGGTGGAGACTGGCATATCTCCGACCGCGTTGCTAGATGCTCCCGAGGGAGTGCTTGAAGCAATAACGGCCTACATCAAAGAACGGGCGAAAAAGCATGGCTGATGAGAGCGAGATTATCCTCATAGGAATCGAAGACACGCTAGAAGGCCTTAAAAAGTTCGACAAAGAAGCAATCAAACGCTTCAAAAAGGTCTTGAATGACGTGCTTATCGACGCAGAGCGTACGGCTCGGGGTTTTGTCAAGGCCGACCCGCCCATGAGGGGCTGGAAAACCTCAGACCCACTCAAGCCTAAAAAGACAACTCGCGGCGGTGCGGGCTGGCCTGCCTATAACCAAGGCGTGATTCAGCAAGGTATCCGCAAGACAAAAGTGCAAGGCAAGGTCCGAGCCGATTACACCACCAGCGCTGGTGCACTCATCAACGAGTCTGCTGCTGGCGCAATCATCGAGGTTGCGGGTCGCAAATCGGGTGGCACAGGCACAGGCATTCAATTCATCAACAACCTAACAGACGAGATTAAAAATCCTTCTCGCTTGATTTGGCAAGCTGTCGATGCTAAAAAGAAACCAGCAGAAATCAAGGTCTTGGCAGCGCTGAACGAAGCCAAGGCAGAGCTGCAGAAGAACTTAGACAGAGAGCGAGTATAACATGGCAATCGGCGCAGTAGTCGCTCGCATACTCACCCAGTATTCTGACAAAGGCACAAAAGCCGCTGTCAAAGACATCTCCAAAATGGAGAAGAAGTTTACCAAGTTCGCAGACAAAACAGCCAAAGCATTTGGGTTGGCGGCTCTCGCGGCTGGCGCTTTTGCAATCAAAATCGGAAAAGACGCCGTTCAAGGCGCGATGGAAGACCAAAAACAGCAAGTCGCTTTGGCACAGGCTTTGCGCAACACAACAGGCGCCACAGATGAAGCAATCGCTGCCACTACCGCGTACCTAGACAAACTCGAGTTAATGGTCGGCGTTGACAACCGCGAACTGATTCCATCTTTGCAAGTGTTGACGCAGGCGACAAAAGACGTTGCACAGGCTCAAACACTGCAAGGCCTGGCCCTTGACATCTCAGCTGCATCTGGCAAAGATTTGCAAGCTGTTTCAATCGCGCTTGCCAAGGCAGTCGGTGGCAACGTTACCGCTTTGACCAGGCTCGGTGTGCCTTTAGATGCCGATGCAGTAAAAGCAAAAGACTTGAACGCCATTTTGACCTCACTGGGAGAGACTTTTAGCGGGCAGGCCAACAAGCGAGCACAAACGTTCGAGTTCCAATTAGGTAGACTCAGGCTGGCCTTCAACCAGATTCTCGACCAGATCGGCTATGCTTTAATCCCATTTTTAGAAAAACTAGCCAACACAGTGCGAGACAAGGTCTTGCCAGCGTTGTCTGTATGGATTGAGCAAAACGGAGCCAAGTTGGCGGCTGCATTTCAGACTGGCATTTCGTATGGCGTGGCCTTTTTCAAGCTCATAATCGACCTATTCTCATTCGTGGCACGCAACGCAAAAGTGTTTGCTACTATTGGCGCCATCATCGTAGCCGCCTTTTTCGGTGCAAAGACTGCAGCCGCAGTTGCGGGCTTAATCAAGGGCATTCAAGCCATTATCACAGTAATGAAAGCCCTTCGGACGGTCTCACTTGCATCAGCCGCGGCAACTGCATTGGCAACGGGTGGAGTCTCTGCAGCAGCAGGCGCTGCTGCTTTCGGTGTTGCTTTGGTTGGCATAGGAATAGCCGCCAAGAAGTTCAATTCAGACTCCGATAAAGCGACCGACGCGCTCGGCAAGTTCGGCGTCGACCTTAAAGGACTAACCGTTAGCGCTGACGATTACACCAAAGGACTGGGCGGCATCACTTCAGCCACAAACGGTGTCACTGCAGCGACTAAAGGTGCGGCACAAGCGTCTGCGCTTTTGCTCAAGTTACAAAACAAGTTCGGACTCAAGGGCTTAAAAGAAACCGACCCAGTCACACTCGAAGCCATTAGGCGCAACCAGCTTAAGCAGCGAGCGCTCGGCTTATCAAGTCCGACTATTTCGTTGCTTGCTTCTGCTGGCCACGGCAATATTGCAAAGAACACCACTATGAATGGGGGCAACATCACAGTGAATGTCGCAGGCTCAGTGGTCTCACAAGGCGACCTCATCAACGGCATCAAGAACGGCTTGGCCACACTAATGCGCCGTCGTGCGGGTAGTCAGTTTGCGGTGCTCTAATGCCAGCAAACGCACCAACGCTCACAGTCGCATTCGGCATCAACGGCTCTTTCACAAACGTCAGTGCTGACCTCATTCTTGAGGTTGACATCAGACGTGGCCGCCAGTACCAAAACGACTTTTTAGAATCTGGCACTGCAGCTGTCGTCCTCAACAACCAATCAGGCGCGTTTGACCCAAGCAACACTTCAAGCCCATGGTACAACGTCCTTATCGCTGGAATGCAAGTGCGAATCACTGGCAACAGCACCGTCATCTACACTGGCTATCTCGAGGATAACGCTGTAAACCAGGGCATCTACCCGACAGTCTCATTGACTTTTGTGGACGGCTTGGCCCAGATTGCAAAGGCGATTGCACCAGCTCTTGCAACTTCTCAATTCCAAGAGACAGCGGCGCTTCGTGCGGCCCGTGCTTTGGACCTTGCAGACTGGACTGGTGGCCGCAGTTTGACTGGCACCACGGTGATGCAAAAGACCAAACAAAACATGAGCTGTCTTGAAATGCTTGAGCAGTGTGCGAACTGTGTGGGTGGGCGTTTTTACGTTAGTCGCACTGGAGTCGCCACGCTTGTGGACATCGCAAACAAGTTCACCCGCCCAACGAGGCTTCTATTCTCCGACCAAGGCGACGCCAACAGCGTTGGCTATGATGGCATTATTACAAACCCTGGCACCGACTATGTCTATAACGAGGCCATCGTATTCAGAGGACCAAAGAAGGCGCAGAAAACAGCACGTTTTTCATCTAGCGTTGCGACCTACGGGTTGAAATCCAAGAAGCTAGACGCTCCGATTTTTAGTGAGACCAGCGCCGCAAACCTCGCGCTCTACGCTGCTCGCAAAGACGCAGATGCCGTGGTCTTGGCTGAGCAGATTGACTTCACAGCCATCGGCATCGGAGCCCTCGCTACCGACATGCTCGAGACTGAACTGAACGACTTGGTTCAAGTCAAGCGCTTGACATACGATGGTCGCAACATCACAATCAACAGCGTGGTCGAAGGCCTTGCGCACTCAATCACCGCCGACAACTGGCGCGTCAGCTACTTCACCTCGGTAGTTGACCCTTACACGATTACACTCTAGGGGGAACGATGCCACTTTGTCCGCAAATCACAATCACACCAGTCACCGTCACCACCACAGGTATGACTCAGACTTCTATTATTCCAATCGTGGCGGCCACAACCGAGGAGACTGACGAACTTCAGACTGAAATCAATTCGATTGAAGCATCTGTCAACGGCAAGAACCACATCTACCGCCAAGCAACAGCACCCGACGGTTCTGCTTTCCCACTAACCGAGGGCGACGTTTGGTTCGACACAGACGACGGCAACAAGCAATACTACTGGACAGGCACAGCCTGGGTTTCAGTGCAAGACCTTGGAATCGCAGCAGCAGAAACAGCAGCAGCGGCAGCAGCCTCAGCGGCGGCAGCGGCTTCATCAGCAGCGGCATCTGCAACATCGGCCGCGGCGGCAGCATCTGCAGCAGCGACAGCAGCGCAAACAACAGCAGACGGCAAAAACAAGGTGTACAGGCAAGCAACGGCACCAACAGGTACACTGGCGGTCGGTGATTTGTGGTTTAATTCGAGCGCTACCAACCAACCAAATAGGTGGACTGGCAGTGCTTGGGAAGCTTACGGTTTTGGCAATCTTGCTGTTGGCAACTTAGATGCAGCCGCCATCTCAACTGGCACACTCAATGCAGACCGAATCGCAGCAGCCAGCATCACTGGTGCAAAGTTGGTTGCTGGCACCATTGAGGCTGTTTCAATCGCAGCTGGCACAATCACTGGCGTCAAAATCGCTACTGGCACGATTGAAGCTGTCAATATCGCGGCGGCCACCATTACAGGCGGCAAAATCGCGGCTGGCACAATCACCGCCAGCAACATCGCAGTTGCCACAATCACTGCAGACCAAATCGCAGGTGGCACAATCACCGCAGCAGAAATCGCAGCTGAGACAATCACAGCTGCCGAGATAGAGGCGGGCTCAATCACTGTTGACCGCTTGACGGTGGGCACACTGACCGCTTTCACACTTCAGACTTCGTCAGGCAACCGACGTGTTACGGTCTCCGCTGCGAACAACGCAATCTCATTTAGAGAAGCGGGTACTGTTGTTGGTTGGGTTGGCCCAGCGTCAACTTCGGGCATTCTGACCCACTACGGCACTACTTTCAACGCTAACGCCACCACCTATCCGCTTTCAATCGTAACTTCGGGCGGCGTCGTTATCGCTTACAGCTCGAGCAAGTTCCTTGAAGTGAACTCGCTTGGCGTTGTCGCGCAGGGAGACCTTTATTCCCCAGCGAACTTCTACAATCAAGACACCACAACCACCACCAACGCTGCGAATACGTGGATGTCAGCGACTACTGGGCTTACAAGACGAAGCACGGCTTCAAGTCAGCGCTACAAAGAGAACATCGTTGACATTCGCACGGTAGCAGAACTTGACCCACGCAAACTGCTTGACTTGCCAGTGCGTGCGTTCAAGTACAAAACAGACTACTTAGACGCTGCAGACGACAGAGCAGGCGCATTGTTGCCTGGTTTTATTGCAGAAGAAGTGGCATCAGCATACTCGATTGCAGCAGACCAAGTTGAAGGCGTCATTGAATCTTGGAACGACCGCTATGTCGTGCCTGGGCTTTTGGCTTTGATTCAAGACTTGACAGTTCGAGTTGACGCGTTAGAAGGCAGATGATGAACGAGTATTTGGTTGGTTTCAACGATGACGGCACGCTAATCACAGAGCAAGTGTCGGCTGCCGACCCTGAACAAGCGAAAGCAGAGGCGCAGCCGCTGCACCCAGATTTGCCAATCATACTCGTCAAATGGCTCAAACAAGGGGGAACAAATGGATAGTAACACAGAACTAGACATCAATATGGTAGTCGCGGCACTGAGAGAGCAAATCGGCCTCTTTGCGCTGGACAAAGCGATGCTGACCGCACGGGTCGCAGAGCTCGAAATGAAACTCAAGGAGAGAGATGACCGTGAATGACTGGGCTGCACTAATACTGGCGGTCATATCGATAACAGGCTCGTTCGTTGTGGCAGTGCGCTGGCTAGTGAAACACTTTCTGAATGAACTGAAGCCGAACGGTGGTTCAAGCCTCAAAGACAGCGTCACCAGGCTTGAAAGCCAAATGGAGCTGGTAATCGCGATGCTGACCAAGGAGAAAAAGTGAAGGCCCTGACAGAGATTGCAGACGGCTACGTCGGCTACACTGAGACTGGCAACAACAACACGACTTTCGGCAAGTGGTTTGGGCTCAACAATCAGCCGTGGTGCGCGATGGCAGCATCAAAGATTTACCACGAAGCTGGCATGATTGCACAGGTCGCACCGAAATCCAAGCCAAAAGGCTTTGCTTCTTGCGATGAGTGGCTCAAGTATTTATCCAAGAACAACCAACTGGTCCCAATCGGACAGGCAGAGCGTGGAGACTTGGTCTTTTTCCAGTTCGACGCAGACGCACAGCCCGACCACGTCGGCATTGTCCGCTGGCACAACAAGACCCTGAAGTACATCAACGTGTGGGAAGGCAACACCAGCAGCGGCAAGGCTGGAAGTCAGTCCAACGGCGACGGCTTCTACATCAAAAAGCGTGCCTATCCACTCATCATGGCAGTGGCACGACCTAAAAAAGGAGCATAATGAAACTCGAAACCCTGACCCCAATCGTCAAGACCTACCTCAGAGCTGCAGCCTCGGCCGCAGTAGCGCTTTACCTTGTGGACTCCAACCGCCCGCTAAGAGATTATCTTGCAGCTGGCTTGGCCGCAGTCCTCGG